CACCCTTCCGGGCCTGGCTGGCGCCCGAGGGGGTGCCCACTGACGACGGCCGCTTCATGCTCCCGGGCTCGCTGGGCTGGCGCGATCCCCCCCTGCCCCTCATGTTCTCCGACCGCACGCTGCCGGGTCACCTGCTGGCCCACTACGTGGGGTCGCTGGTGGACCTGGACCGCCGCGAGGTTGACGGCGTGTCGTGGGTGACCGCTGTGGCCGACTACGACACCGACCCCGAGGGCGTGGAGGCAGCCCGCAACGCCGCCGAGGGCCGGGTGACCGGGATCAGCATCGACCTCGCCATCGTGCGGGCCCGGGCGCGCGAGGGCGACGCGCACATCGAGGAGGAGGCCGTACGGCTGGGCATCGAGGCCGGCCGCATCGCCCTGGTGGCGATCACCGCCGCCGAGGAGGAGGACTGGCCCGAGGGCGTGTGGCTGGTGGTGGAGGAGGGGATCATCGTGGGCGCCACGCAGCTGCCTATGCCGGCCTTCGGCGAGGCCCGGGTGGAGCCACGCCGTTCGTGGACCTGCCGCTGTCCGAGAGGGAGCGGGCCTGGGACGCCGACGCCGCCCTGGGCCGGGTGCGCACCTGGGCCAGGGGCGATGCCGAGGTCATGAACTGGTCCCGCTACCGCCGGGCCTTCTTCTGGTACGACGCCGATGACCTCGAGACCTTCGGCGCCTACAAGCTGCCGTTCGCCGACGTCATTGACGGCACCCTGACCGCCGTGTTCCGCGGCGTCACCGCCGCCGCCGCCGTCCTGCGGGGTGGGCGGGGCGGGGTGGACATACCGGCCGGCGATCGGGAAGGGGTGCACGCCCACGTGTGCCGCTACTACGCCAAGGCCCGACGGGTGTACGAGGACGACGGCATCGAGTGTCCCATGGAGGAGGGCATGGCGCTCCTGGCGGCCGACAGCGGCTGGTTCGGCGACCCCGGCCTCACCGTGCCCACCCGGGCCAAGCGAGGCGCCGGCGGGCGCCTGGCGGGCCACGGAGCGGCCTGGGGCGCCTGCCTGGTTGGCCGGCACCCCTGCGTGCCGCCCCCGCGCAGCCGCACCGGCTACGCCCTGGCCGCCCGCGAGGCCGGTCCGGGGGGCCCGGCCGTGCCCATCTACTGGCGGGACGCCCCCGACCGACAGCGCCACGCCCCCCCGGCCCTGCACTGGTGGGAGGCCATCGACTGGTACGAGCGCAATTGCGAGGTGGCGGGGCTGGCGGCGGTGGGCGAGGACGAGCACGGCATCTGGTGCTCGGGCGGCTGCGGACCCCAGCTCGAGGGTCGGCACCTGTCGGGGGACTGGCGCCCCCACCCGGTGGGCCAGCGGGCGGGCTACGAACTGGTGGGGTGGTCGATCGTGGATCGGGCCGGCTTCCCGATCGCCGAGGCCATAGCGGCGGCCGACGCCGGCCTGGCGATCCTGGGCGCCGGCGAGGTCTGCGACTGCGGCGAGGACGAGGAGGACCCGCTGCGGGTCGAGGTGCGGGCGCTGGCCGAGCGGCTAGAGGGGGCCATCGCCTACGCCACCGGCGAGTACGAGCGATTCGGGGCCCGTCAGCGGGCCGACGCTGCCCTCCGGCGTCTCACAGGAACAGTCGGAGTGGACGGGCAATAGCACTCCCGTCGTCGAGAGTCGATTCCGCGAGTCGGCCATCGTCGGCCTCTCCTCAGTGAAGAACCAGCTTCCGTAGGGGGGGTCTAACTGGGCCAGCCAACCGGGCCGGTGGCCCCTCCGCAGGGTCGCCAGGGCGGCGCCGGGGCGGGTGACGCCCAACTGGTTCAACCGCAGCGCGGCCACCACCAGCTCCTCATCATCCGCCGTGTATGCGCGGTGGAGCCCGCTGCCCGGCCTGTCGTCCAACAGCCGGCTCATTCGCACCGCCAGGGCCCCGGTGGTGAGGGGCCGGTCGACGCGGCGGGCCACCCGCCGCGCCAGCTGTCGGAGGGGAAACGCTTCTTGCGTGTCGTACACGTGTGCTATTCTATAGCACGTGCGTACCATCGCAACGCCGGCCGACCGGGCCGCCCTCCGCATCGTGGAGGCGTGGGTCAAGGTGCACGGCTGGGCGCCGTCCTACCGGCAGCTGCTGACCCTGTTCGGGGTGCGGTCGGTGACGACGGTGGCCTGGCGGTTGCGCCGGCTGGAGACGCTGGGATGGATCGAGCGCAGCCCGGGCCAGCCCCGGGCGCTGCGGGTAACGGGGAACGACGGAGGAGGTCGTGATGGTCAATTGGACGGTTAGCACCCTGTTGCGACGGCTGCTGGAGGTGGTGGCCGACGAGTATGGGGTGGACAAGGGGGAGGTGCTGCGCAACCCCCGGATGCTGGACGCCCTGCCGGTGCCGGGCATCCAGGGCGTCCAGGGCGAGAAGTTCAGCATCACCGCCGCCGACCTGATCGGGCGGCTGCGGGATCGGGTGGTGCAGGAGACGATGCAGGGCTACCCGGCCAACCCGAAGGTGTCGATCAAGCCTAAACCGCGGCCCGTGTCGAAGAAGGACAAGCCCGAGTCGGAGGCGGTGACGTGACCACTGACGTGAGCGTTGCGGATCGAGTGCAGGGGTACCTGCGGGCAGGCGGGGAACTAGCCCGAGTCGAGGGCGAAGTTGGTGGTGGTATGCCTTGGCTGGCGTCGGCCCCGGCGGTGGCTCTGGACCGGGTGCGGTGGCGCATCGACTCCAAGGCGTTCAAGGGTCGGGACGGGTTCCGGGCCCGGTATGTGCCCTACCTGGACGCCGCCCTGGTCGCCGGGCTCATGGACGCCTGGGTGGGGCCGGGCAACTGGCGGGACCTGTACGAGGACGGGGTGCTGGCGGGCAAGCCCGTGCTGTGGTGCCACGTCGAGGTCCGGGTGTCCCCGGGCGAATGGGTGCGCAAGACCGACGTGGGCGTGACCCCGTCCGGCGAGGGCCGGCGAGGTCGGGGCGAGGGGCTGCGCGAGAAGGGAACGGTGAGCGATGCCTTCAAGCGGGCGGCGTGCCTGAAATGGGGGGCGGGGCGCAACGTCTACGACCTGCCCACGTTGTGGGGACCGGCAGAGGTGGCCGATAATGACCTGGACAAGCCCCGTGCGCCCGAGGGCGTGGCGACGGTACTGGTCCGACTGTTGAAAGAACGGGGGTTCGACACCACCGGCGTGCAGGTGGACGACGAGCCCGAGGAGCAGGAGACGGTGACCGACGCCGAGGCCGCCATGCGAGAGGTCAACGCCGCCAAGGCCCGGGTGCTGGAGGCCGCCCAGGGCGATACGGCACTCGCCAGGTCCGCTTGGGAGCGGGCGTCTGAGGACCCGTCCACCTCCACCTTTCGGGAAGTCGAGTTTCTGGCGCTCCAGCTGGTGGTGGCCGAGGTGCCGTTGTGATGATGCCTGCGGTCCCGGGCGGCGGCCCGGAAGTCCGAGACCGCCTGAGGCCCGGCCTGCTGCCCATCTTCGAGGCTATCGACGCCTCAATGCGGGTGGCGCCCGAGCCGCCCAGCCTGCCCGATCTGGACGGGGGAGAGCCCCGTTGGGCCGAGCTGGTGCGGGTCCGGGAGGCGCTGGCGGCGGTGATCCGCACGGCCACCGAGATGCGCCGGTTGGCCGACCGGGAGTTGGCCGCCGAGCTGGGGCCCGGCGGAGCGGCGCGTTACGGCGAGTTCGTATATCGCCCCCAGCCCCGTCGCAGCCTGCGGGCGGTGGACGAGCGGGCCTGGTGGGCGTTCCTGGTCGAGTTGCTGGGGGTGGTGCGCGCTCGTCGGGAGCGCACCGCGGGGCTGCTGTCCCGGCTGTATCGGGCGGCCGACGTGCGGCTGACGCCCCTGGCCGAGGTGGCGGAGCTGGCGGGCCAGCAGGAGCAAACGGTGCGGGATACCTTTTTCTACTGGGAAGAAGGGCCGCTCGAGGCGACGCCGGTGCCGCTGGACCGGGCCCCGAAATACCTGCAGAAATTGGCCGAGGGCGAGGCGCTGATCCGGCGCCTGGCCTGGCCGTCAAGCGTCGAGGGGGTCGGCCCCCGGGAAGCCGTCGGGGAAGTCGGCGACTCGGATGGTCCGCGCAGCGCAGCGGACTCCGACCCCCCCGGCGGCTAGGGTCGACCCGTGTCCGGCATCGCCAACCCCCGCTGGCTGAACCGCGGCGGCCGTTTCGCCCCGCGGCCCCCGGCGGTGCCCGACCCCCTGGCCGGACAGCGGGCCGACGCCATGCGGGTGGTGGCCGCGCTGGGCCACACCTGGGGGGCGCCCCACGACCGCCACGAGTGGCGAGCGGGGAGCGGTTGGCATTGCAGCTGCGGGGTCAAGGTGCGGCGGAACGGGGACGGCTACGAGGAGGTCCCGGGATGATGAACCTGCGCATCGGCGTGTACGGGCGGGCGGGCGGCGGCTATGCCGCCAGCGCGAGGGAGATCACGGTCGCCCGCGGCCTGGCCTGGCTCGAGTGGCGGGGCCACCGCTATCCGGCCCGCTCGGTCGAGGTGCGGGCGGGCGGCGGATACCTGCTGCCCCGCCTGCGCGGCGCGCCCGGCCTGTTCGCCGACCTGGACCCACACGACTACGCCGAGGGCTCCACGCCGGCCCTGATTGAACTCATCGCCTTGCCGGTTTTCGTGCTGGTGGGCCACGACGGCGAGCCGCTGGTGGACACCCCGGTCACCGTCGAGGAGTTCCCGCCGTGACCGTGGACGACCTGCCGTTCTCGAAGGCTCGCCAGATCGAGCGCTCCACCTCGGCCAGCCGTTGCCCGCGCACCGGCGAAGCCCTGCGCGCCTGCCGGTGCCCCAGCTGTACCGGACGCCGCAGCCGGGCCAAGGGCAAGGCCGCCCAGCGCACCGCTCGCAAGGCCGCCGGGGTACCGGTCGCCAGGTGGGCCGGGCGGATGGCGAATGAGGAGACCTGGCCGGGCCCGTTCCGGGCCGAAGTGAAGTCCGGCGCCCAGGTGCGGCCGGCCTGGACCGCCTACCTGCGGGCCGAGGCCCAGGCGGAGGCGGCCAAGGCCGAGGGGGACCCGCGGCCATTCGTGGCGGTGCTGATGCCGGAGGGCTACGGGACGGAGGGGTTGGTGCTGCTGCGCCTGTCCGCCTGGCGCGCGCTGGACCTGGGACGATTGCCCGATGCGAATAGTTGAACCGGCTTACGAGCGGGTGCCGATAGAACGGTTGGCGCCCCACCCTCGGAACCCGCGCCGGGGCGACGTGGCGGCCATCGCCGCATCTCTGAAGGCGCATGGGCAGTACCGGCCGTTGGTCGTGCAGCGGTCCACCGGCTACGTGCTGGCCGGCAACCACACGCTGGCCGCCCTCCGGTCCCTGGGCGCGGCCGAGGCCGAGGTCGGGTGGGTGGACGTGGACGACGACCAGGCCCTGCGCATCATGCTAGCGGACAACCGGACCGCCGATCTGGCGACCTACGATCAGGACACCCTGGTGGACCTACTGCGGGAGCTCGACGTGCTCGATGGGCAGAAGGGTACGGGCTACGAAGCGTGGGACCTCGCCGCTCTCGTTACCGCGGCAGAATGGATCGACCGGGTCGAGCCGAATCAGCCCGCCGATCAATCCCGTCTGGACATCAACCTCGGCACCACTCGCATCATCTGCCCCGCCTGTGGGCATTCCTTTGCCTGGAACGAGAGGGGGAAGATTGCCCCGATTCCACCTGCGACCGATTGACGGTCGCACCGCCCGCCTGGCCGTGGTCCGCTGGCACTATTCGGGAACGATCCCGGTGGGCAAGATGGTCAAGTTCGGGCTCTGGGAGGAGGAGCGGTTCATCGGCGCCGTGGTCTTCTCGACCGGCACCCTCGGGGTTCGCCTGGTCGGTCGGTGGTTCGAGGTTCTACCGGACCACACCGCCGAACTGAGCCGCGTCGCCCTCGGGCATCACACCGTCCCGGTGTCCCAGATCGTGCCCGAGGCCCTCAGGCTCCTACGGGTGATCAACCCGAGCCTGCGGTTGATCATCTCTTATGCCGATCCTTCCCAGGGTCATATCGGGCGAATCTATCAGGCAATGAATTGGGCTTACTTGGGCCGCTCGGCGATCAATAACTTCTATTTTGACCCGGCCCGGGCCCGTTGGATTCACAATCGGCTCTACCACGGCGATATCCAGCCACGGCCCGGCACGCACAAGGGGGCTTGGGTCCGCAACCGGACGCTGTCCGGTTTTGGGCTCCCGATCGAGTCCCGACGGAACCAGCTTCCCGTGAAACCGGATCGGGCGAAGTTCCGCTATGCCTGGGCCTGGGACAAGCCACTGATGAGGCGCCTCCGCCGGGCTGCCTTGCCGTATCCTGGACCCGCCGAACTTGCGGAGGAGGTCTCGAAGGTGAGACGCCGGGCTACCCGCCCGGAGGGCCGGGTCCGATCCCCGGGCTCCGCTCTGATCGAACACGACGCGCTGACCCTGGCGATTCGCGCCGTGCTCACTCCGGACCTCTTGCGGCCCGAACATCACCAAGTGGCTGGGAAGCCCCCGACGTTCGGGCACTCTTACGTGGCGGCCGAGGCCTATTACCACCTGGCCGGTGGCGCGGAATTAGGGTTGACCGTCTACCACGTCCGGCACGAGGGGACCGTCCATTGGTGGTTGCAGCTAGACGGGGTGATCATCGACCCGACCGGAGACCAGTTCACGACGCGGGTGCCCTACGAGGCCGGCGGCCGGGCCCACTTTCTGCCGCCCTCACCTTCGGCGCGGGCCAGGACACTGATGGCTCGGATAGCGGCGGGGTCGGAATCGGTGTGACCCGACCCCCGACCCGCTATGTTGGCGGTGCTACTTTCGCCGGGATCACCCTACCACCCGGCGGCGGGAGGTGCGCGGTGGGCCCCACCGACGAGCAGCTGGACGAGCTGACCCGAGCGGTAATACCCCTGATGGAGTATTTCGCCCTGCTCGCCCGGCGAGACGATGACGACGAGAGCCGCTGGGTCGAACGGCAGCGCCAGTGGGACGAGCGGCTGGCGCATAGGCGGAACCCGTGAGCGTTCTGCTGATGGGCCGGGTATTCGCCCTGGCGATCCCCAAGGCCGAGAAGTTTCTGCTGCTGGCCATGGCGGACCACGCTCACGACGACGGCACCGAGGTCCGGCCCGGCATCAAGCGCCTGTCCGAGAAGACCTCCGACTCCGAGCGCAACGTGCGCCGGCTGCTCCGCTCGTTGGAGAGCATGGGCCTGCTAGCCCCCGTCGCCTACACGACCGGGGGGAGGGGGCGGGCGACCGAGTACCGGGTGCCTCTGGACCGGTTGGAGGAGGTGCTGGCAAACCCGGCCAATTTGGCCCCCTTTCCCGGAAACCCGGACACCACGGGACCGAAACCCGGACACCACGGGACCGAAACCCGGACACGTAGCGCCCCCCAACCATCAAGAACCGTCATAGAACCGTCACTTGGGCGCGCGCGCCCCCGCGACGACCTGTGGGACCGCCTGGTGTTCTACTTCGGCAAACCGGCGAACGACGACGAGCGGGGGCTGCGCAACCGGGCGTTGAAGCTGCTGCGCCAGGCCGGCGCCACCCCCGACGAGGTGGACCGGCGGGTGGCCGCCTGGCCGGGGCTCTACGACGGCGCCACCCTGACCCCTAAGGCCCTCGCCTCGCACTGGTCGGAGCTGGGTCGACCGCCGGCGCGGGGCGCGGCCCTGACCCGGGCCAACGCCGAGAGGGAGATCGGCGACCGGCAGGCGCGCATAGACGCGTGCCAGCTGTGCGGACCCGACGGACTCCGGCACTTCGACGCGGCCGGCAAGTTGGTGGGCCGGGATAACCCTGAGGCCGTTCAGGCGGTGCGTTGTCGACACGGGGTGGGCCTCCCGACGTCTGCGCCCGTGCCGGGCGGAGAAACGGCCCTGCGGGGCCGTGAGGGGCCCTGATGGCCCTCCTGCTGGCGTGGGCCGGGGCACAAGCAGCCTGGTCAATCGCCCTCGACTATGACTTCGCCCCGTACGCCGGCCGACCATGGTCGGGGTGGTCGGAACTGGCTGCCATCGGTGGGGCGGTGTTGGGGATGCTCGCCTACGGGGGACTGGGGACGATGTGAGAGGCTGTCGTTGTCCCGATCCCGATTCGAGGGTTAGACGGGTCTTGACAATCGGCCCAGCGCGTGGTACGTTATGTCCGTGGGAACGACGAACGAGGAGGAACCCATGAGCAAAGGCACCGTCTACTACACCCCCGGTGAGATCAGCCGCACGCTGCGAGCTGAGCTGCGGGAGCGCTTTCCCGGCCTCCGGTTCCGCCAGCGTCTGGACTCCTACTCGATGGGCGCCTCGATCAACGTGCACGTGCACCCCGATCAGGCCGACCGGCTGGAAGCGGTGCGGGAGGTGGCCCGGCGCTACCAGTGGGGCGGGTTCGACGGCACCATCGACCTCGGTTACTCGCTGTCCGCCTGGGTTGATGAGCGGGGTCGCCCGGTGGCCTTCGCCCGGTCGGCCGGCACGGTCGGCTCCCGGGGTATACACCCGGCCATCGACGATCCGGCCCCCGCCGAGGGGCTGGTGGAGGCCCGCGGGGGAGTCGACTACGTGTTCGTGGACGCCGACCCCTGGCACTGGCGGGAGGGGGCAAAGTGAGCGCCTTCAACCACCGGCTGCGCGTCATTCCCGACCGCTCGAGCTTGCAGGGCGTGTGCAGGACCGGCAAGTGCGGACGCCGGGCGGCGTTTCTGCACATGTACGACTACCTGACCGGCCGGGGGCGCGTTACCTGGGCCGCCCGGCCCGTGTGTGAAGTGCACGCCGCCGGCGTGGCGGCCAAGCACGAGCTGGAGCCACCAGCATGACCGCCGACGAGCTGACCGAGGAGCTGCTGCGCCTGTCCAGGCTGCTCGACGACGCCTTGGCCTTCCTGCGGCGGGAGACGGGGGAGTACGCCGAGGCCGAGGACGCTTACCGCATGGCCTGGGCGCTGGCCTTCCTGGAGGCGGCGGGGCCGGTTCAGGAGCGCAAGGCCAAGGCGGACCGGGCGACCTCCGACCAGCGACGCCGGGCTCACCTGTCCGAGGGTATGCGCCAGGCCGGGTTGGAGGCCGTGCGGTCCCGCCGCGCTCAACTCTCCGCCCTGCAGACGGTCGCCAATGCCCACCGGACCGAGGCCGAGCTGGCCCGTTACGGGCCGGCGGTGGAGCCGTAGGCTCCGTCCGTGGTCGTCCTCTACATCGTCGGCGACGCCCTCGCCGAAATAGCAAAGCTGCCCGCGACGTCGGTCGATTTGGTGCTCACCTCGCCTCCCTTCCTAGCACTCCGCTCCTATCTTCCTGCCGATCACCCCGACAAGGCGCTCGAGGGCGGATCGCAGGGCACGCCGGGGGAGTACATCGACTGGCTGATCGATGTCGTGGAGGCGTGCGACCGGGTGCTAGCCCCGCATGGATCGTTGGTGTTCGAGTTGGGTGATACCTATTCGGGGAGTGGCGGGGCTGGGGGGGATTATGACAAGGACGGATGGCGAGATGGACAGCCGACATGGGCCGGGTCCGCTAATCGCGTCGGGTTCAATTCTGACCCGAACGGGTTTACCGGGCGCCGCGGTCATGGCGCAGGTGGTGGTGTCGGCTGGCCCCTGTCCAAATCCCTCTCCCTCATCCCTGAACTGTTCCGCTTCTCCCTGGTGTACGGCTTCAACCCGCTCACCGGGCGGCAGACCGAACGCTGGCGACTCCGCAACGTCATCCGCTGGGTGCGCCCGAATCCGCCGGTAGGTGCGTTGGGCGACAAGTTCCGCCCGGCCACCTCGGAGTTGATGGTGTTTTGCAAATCGGCCAAGAGGTACTTCGACCTGGATGCAACCCGTGAAACGGCGAGTCTTAACACGCACGAACGCTCGGCTGCTGACCGCTACGCGAACCCCGCTGGCTCTCCCCCCCTCGACTGGTGGGAGATTCCCCCCGGCGGGTATTCGGGCGCCCACTATGCCGTTTGGCCGCCCGAGCTTCTGATTAAGCCGATCAAGGCGATGTGCCCCGAGCGGGTGTGCCGGAAATGTGGAACGCCTTCGAGGCGGATCGTGGACATTTCCTACACGCCCCATGGTGGCCCACATCAACACGCCGAGCCTAAGGCCAGCGCCGATTATGCCTTGCAGCAACGCGACGAGAATCCTCAAGCGATGACGTGGGGCCGCGCCACCAAGAACGTGGAAACCCTCGGCTGGACCGACTGCGGCCATGGTGAGGACCACTGGCGTCCCGGCCTGGTTCTCGATCCCTTCGTCGGCTCCGGCACCACCCTCATGGTTGCCCACGGACATGGTCGGGATAGCATCGGAATCGACCTGGATGAGCGGAATGTCGAACTGGCGCGGGGGCGGCTAGGGATGTTCCTGGAGGGGCCGTGACCTGGGACATTGCCGGTTGTCTCGACTGCGGGCACGCGCTGGTCGACCATCGGCCCTACCACGTCCACCCCGGGCCCCGCATTCCGCGGCTCGAACCGCCCGGGAAGACAGGGCATCGACTGACTGACAGGGTCGGGCGCCGCCGCCGGGGGGTATTGCTGCCTGAGCCCCGCCGCCGCTAACCTTCGATTCGTCGAAGCGGCCCAGCCGGACGCGTAGCGCCGGGGCCGCGGCCGGAGGACGTGGTCCCCTCGGTCGGACACCAGCCACCTTGAACCGCGCAGCGGAGGGAGTCCGGCCGTGAACTTCGATGACCTACTGCAACAGGGCGCTGGAGCCATCGCCGACGCCGACTTGATCGCCACCCGCGACGCCGTGGCCGCCGAGGCCCGTCGATTGGGCGAGGAGTTCGATGCCGCCCCCGACCCGGTGGCCGCCGCCGGCCGCATCGAGGCCCTGGTGGCCCTGGTGGGCGCCATGGACGAGCGGCTGCGCGCCGCCGCCCAGGCCCGCCTGACCGTTGCCGCCGCCCTCGGCCGCATCGCTCCCCCGCCCCTGCCGGCCGAACCGCCCGCTGGGGCCACCTCCGCTCCCATGACCACCACCGATCCGCAGGCGGCCATCACCGCCGCGGTGTCCCGCCCCCGCCCGGCCGACCCTGAGCCCCCGGAGCCGTCCAGGGGCGGCCCGGCCATCGTCGCCGCCGCCGGGTCCTCCGTCGTCGAGGTCGGTGCCCCGTTCCGGGACCGCGTGGACCTGGGCCGGGAGATGAACGCCCGCTACGAGCGGCTGCACCCCGGCGACCGCGGCCGCGTGCAGGCCGTGGTGGCGGTGGTGGACCGGCCCGAGCGGGAGCTGAAGCTGGACCTGGACGCCCAGGCCAACGTGCTCGCCATCGAGGACATGCAGCGGCGCCTGCAGCGGGCGCCCAGCCCCGAGGCGATCACCGCCGCCGCCGGGCCCTATTGCGCCCCGGCCGAGCCGGTGTACGACTACTTCGATCTGACCCCGGGCGGCCTGCTGCGGCTGCCGTCGGCGGACGCCCCCCGCGGCAAGCGCATCTACCCGGTCAGCACCGACTTGGCGGACATCACCGGGGATTGGGCCTCCATGATCGGCTCGCAGACCAGCCCCAAGCCCTGCTACCTGGTGCCCTGCGGGGACACGGTGGAGGCGGCGGTCAACAGCTACCCGATCTGCCTCCGCTGGGACAACACCACCGGGCGGTTCTACCCCGAGCGGGTGGCGAAGATCACCGCCGACACCATCCGGTTCGGCGAGTTTGTGGTGCAGAACGCCCTGGTCGACATCATCGAATTGCCGGCCACCTCCGAGACGGTGAACGCGCAGAACAGCGGCGGCGGCTTCGTCGTCGGTCTGGTCCGGGCCATCCGCCACGGCGCCGCCTACTTCCGGCAGAAGCACTACCTGCCGCCCGACTTCCGGCTGGAGGGCATCCTGCCCGCCTGGGTCCCCAACGCCATCGCCACCGACATCGTCACCCGCGACGCCACCCTGGACTTCGCCAGGACGTTCGAGGCGACGGTGGCGGCGCTGTCGGCCGACAACATCACCTGGCAGTTCATCAACGGCTGGCAGGTGGTGCCCAAGACCGGGTTCGAGAACGTCAACGCCGGGGCGGGCCTCCGGGCGATCCTGTTCGCCCCCGGCACGCTGGTGCGGCTGGACGGCGGGGCCATGAACCTGGGCGTGGTCCGGGACTCCAACCTGAACCCCGACAACCAGTTCGAGACGTTCGTGGAGACGTGGGAGGGCCTGGTGCGGATCGGGCCGGCCCCGGTGCGCATCGTCAACATCGAGATATGCACCTCGGGCGGCACCGGCGACCGCGAGCTGGTCCTCTGCGGCTCCGGCTCCTAGACCACAAGCTCACATGAGGCGGTAGGGCCCCCGGCGCTGGGGGGCCCCGCCGCGCTAGGGTGGGAGGCGGACCCGGAAAAGCCCCCCGCCATCCCCCCATACCCCCCACTCCCCGGCGGGGGCCCGGGCCCCTAGTTATCCTTCCGGGTCGTGCGGGTCCTGGCCTACGTGCACAAGTACCCGCCGGCCCACAACGCCGGCGCTGAGTTCACCCTGCACCACCTGCTGCGCCACCTGCAGGGGTTGGGGCATGAGGTGCGGGTCCTGAGCCGGGACCAGACCGGGGCCGACGGCTACCAGGGCGTGCCGGTGCGTTCGCGCGTGAACACCCGGGCCGTGCATGAGGCGTTCTCCTGGTGCACGGTGGCCGTGACCCACCTGGACGTCACCCGGTTTGCCGTGCAGCTAGCCCTGCGCCACCGCAAGCCGCTGGTGCACTTGACCCACAATCACCGCCAGTTGGCCTACCACCGGGTGACCCCGGTGCTGGGCCGGGCGGCCGCCCTGGTGGTGCACAACAGCCGTTGGCTGGCCGAGATGATCGCCTGGCCGGGCGCCTGGTGCGTGCTGCACCCGCCGGTGCCCCCCGAGGCCTACCGGGCCGAGGGGCCGCACGACCGGGTGCTGTTTTCCAACCTGACCGCGGCCAAGGGGGCGCCGCTGGTCTACGCCCTGGCCGCCGCCCTGCCCCGGGTGCCCTTCCTGTTGGTGCGGGGGGCCTACGGCTACCAGCTGGAGCCTCCCGAGCTTCCCAACGTCGAGGTCGTGGCCCACCGCCCCGACTTCGCCGCCCACCTGGCCCGGGCCTCGGTCGTGCTGATGCCGTCCGCGTACGAGTCCTGGGGGCGGGTGGCGGTGGAGGCCGGATGCGCCGGGGTGCCGGCGGTGCTGTCCACCGCCCCGGGTCTGGTCGAGTCGATGGGACCGGCGTCGGTGGTGGTGCCGGTGGTGTCAACCCCGGACGGCTCGGTGGTGGCCGGGCGCGAGGTGGAGGGGGTGTCGGGCGGCCCCGAATCGGTGGCGGCCTGGTCCAGGGCGCTGGTGTCGATGCTGGCGGATCGGGAGCGGGCCGGGGCCCGGGCGCGGCGTCGGGCCGAGGAGCTGTGGGGCGTGACCCAGGGCCAGCTGGTGGAGGTGGAGGCGCGGATGGCGGCGCTGTGAGCCCCGAGTCGGAGGCGCTGCTGGAGGTGCTGGAGGAGGAGGAGTTCGGCTGGCGGTCCCGGGCCGCCTGCCGGGACAAGCCGCGGGACTGGTTCATAGCCCCGCCCCGGGGAGGCTACCGGGAGGGCCAGGCCGTGTGCCGGGGCTGCGAGGTGCGGACCGAGTGCCTGGGGTTCGCGCTGGAACGCCGGATCACCTGCGGGCTGTACGGGGGTCTGTCGCCGCGGGACCGGGAGCGGCTGGCGCGGGTGGCCTGCTGAGCCAAACCTTTTTTAGAACTACGGCTTGACACCCGGCCCGGTCTGTGGTATCGTGTCGTGCATGGGAACGACGAACCACCACCGATCCGAGGAGGTCACAATGATCGCCGCCATCTTGACCGATTCACGATACACCCTTGCAACGGACCGACGCTCCGTGGGGGCGATGTCTCGCCAATCGTTGTCGGTGATCGAGCTTGGCACCAGAGCTTGGCTCGCACTCCACTACGGCAGGGGTGACTGATGGATGGAATCTGCAAGTGCGGCCACGCCTACGACGACCACGACTGCTACTTCGGCGGTGAGGGTGGCGGGTTCTGTTTGATGCCCCGCTGTCCCTGCCAAGCGTTCGACGGATGACGCTCGAGTTCGGCGTCCACGTCAACGTCCAGCGGGTGAGCGGCAAGTTCGTCTCCCGCGACGACATCGCCGACGCCATCCTCGAGGCGCTGGACCAGGCCATCTCGGACTTGGACCTCGCAGGCCTGGGGGTCGACGGTGATAGCGAGTACGAGGTGGTGGAGTCCAATGTGGAGCCGGGGTCGTGACCCTGGAGCCGTGTGAGCGCCGCCCTGCGGCCCGCTGCGGCCCGGTAGCCTTCCACCCCGGTGTATGACGCCCACGCCTCCCGGGTCCAGTACGTGGACCACCTGGCGCCCGTGTGGCGGGCTCTGCCGGGCCGGGCCTTCACCGTCGCCGACTCTGCCCTGGTTCGACGGGCGTCGGCGCGCGGCGTCACCGCGCGGGTGGGCGCGCCGGCGGGCGACCTGCCGGTGCTGGTGGCCTCGCACCGGGACGAGCTGTTGGTGCCGGGGCCGATTCTTTTCCTCGAGCACGGGGCGGGCCAGCACTACGGCGGGGTCGATGCCAGCGGGGAGGGCGTCGGCCGGCCCCGGGTGGTGCTGTACCTGGCGCCGAACCCCGCGGTGGCCGCCCGCACCGGCGCGGTCATGCCCAACGCCTGCACGGCGGCGGTGGGCTGCCCCAAGCTGGACCGCTGGCTGGGCTGGGTGCCCAGCGGCCGGCCCGAGCCGGTGGTGGGCCTGGCCTGGCACTGGCCCAGCCGCAGCTGGCCGGAGGCCATGTGGGCCTATCCCCACTACCGCGGCGTCCTCGCCCCCCTGGCGCGCCGGTATCGGGTGCTGGGGCACGGGCATCCCCGGGTCTTCGGGCATCTCATCTCGGATTACCGGCGGGCGGGGATCGAGGCGGTGGCGGACCCCGAGCAGCTGCTCACCAACATCGACCTGCTGGTGGCCGACAACACCTCGGTGCTGTTCGAGGCGGCCGCCGTCGGGCTTCCGGTGGTGGTGCTGGACGCCCCGTGGTACCGGCGGGGGGTCGAGCACGGGCTGCGGTTCTGGACCTGGGCGGACGTGGGGCCCCGCATAGGCCGGGCCGCCGACCTGGCGGGGGCGGTGGAACGGGCGTGGGCCGAGCGGGAGGCCTACCGGCCGGTCCGCGAGGCGATGCGGGCGGAGGTGTACGGGGCCTGGGACGGGCGGGCGGCCCAGCGGGCGGCCCAGGCCATCTCCGAGGCGATAGGCTGAGAGGGCCGGGCGGCGCGGCAGCACGGGGGAGGTGCGCCCCGACGCTCAATCGGGGAGGCCGTGGGTTCGGAATCCCGCCCGCGAGGCCCGGCACTGACCCCTCCGGCGCGGTGCGCCCCCCTACCATCGGTTGTCGATGGCTCGCCTTCGTGCTTTGGTCCGCCCCCCGTTGCCCGAGTCGCTGCGCGGCAACCTGGTCTCGGCCGTGGGTACCGTCGAGGTGCCGACCGAACGGTGGCGGGGCCAGGGCATCACCTACCGGCCCCACCGCTACGTCGCCGGCGCCGCCTACGCCGTGGACCCCGATTGCGGCCCCCACACCACCCCGACCGTCGCCCCGCCGGCCCTGGTGGAGTGGGACGACGTGGTGCTGACCTGGGAGGAGACCTGCGCGGCCTTCACGCCGGCTGACCTGGCCGACCTGCGCGAGCGGGTGCGGCAGGATTTCGAGGCGCAGTTCAGCCACAAGCTGGAGGGGGTGCTGTGGACCAACAAGGTGGGCGGGGTTGACCTGGCGACCAGCCACCCCAACGTCGGCCTCGCCTCCACCGGGGTATCAACCCTGGTCTTCGGGGACCCGGTGGGGGTGATGACGGCCTGGCGTGGCTTGCTGCGCCGTATGTCGACGTGCCTGGGTGGGGCCCGGGGCGTGATTCACGTTCCCCAGTGGTCCACCGGCTATCTGGACTATTACGGGTTGATCATCAAGGAGGGAACCCGGCTGGTGGGCACCAGCTCGGACCACATCGTGGTGGCCGGCACCGGCTACACCGGCTCGGGGCCGGGCGACGTGGCCCCGGCGGCCGGCAACGCCTGGTTCTACGCCACCAGCATGGTGGAGGTGCGGCGCGGCGCGGTGGAGGTGCCGGCGCTGGACCCCGAGAACGTCGACCGGGTCGACAACTCCGTGGCCGTCTACGGAACGGCCCCCGCCCTGGCATCCTGGGACCGGGCTTGCCACCTGGCCGTCGAGGTCTGCTTGGAGGACCCGGGCCCGCTCTGCGCCGAAGGGTCCTGAGGTGGACTGATGGCCGTCCTCCGCGTCTGTGGGTTCGACACCCTTCCGGCGGCACCCTATCCGTTCGCTGCTGGCGTCGGAGGGTCTATCGGCTCCGCTCTGCGGGTCGGTCATGGGGGCTCTTGGGCCTATAACGGCGAGGCCATCGTTCTCGGAGCGGCCGAGGAGGACGACTTCATCGTGCTCGGCTCAGATATTCAACCCAACGTGAGCACCCGCGGGTGGGCTTTTCGAGGTGACGATGGCGCGGTTACCCATCTCTCGGTGGTCTACGACAGCACGCTGAGTAGATGGCAGGTGTACCGAGGAACGATCGCTGGTACCCTCTTGGGTTCGAGCCCGGCCAACTCTCACGTTGGAGGATCGACGGTCAAATACCTTGAGGTCAGGTTCCGGATCGCAGATGCCGCGGCGGGGTTCGTGGGATTGTGGTTGGACAATGTTCAGGTGCTCGACCTGACGGGAATCGACACCAGGAACGGGGGGGTGGACGCCCTGATCGACAACATCGTCCCCGCCACTGTTGCCCTCCTGAACATCGACAACCTGATCGTCATCAACGAGCAGGCTGGCAACGGAGCAGTCGATCGGGTCGGATCAATCTTCGTGCCGGCCAAGCGTCCCAACGGCAACGGGGCCACCACGACCTGGGACGGCTCCGACGGCAACCAGATCGACAACTACCTCCTGGTCGACGACCCCGCCTCTAACAATGACGGCGACACCACCTTCGTCGAGACCTCCGTTGCCGAGCTGGAGCAATATCTAATCGCCGACATTTCGGAGACCCCGGTGACGATCGTGGCGGTCGACGCCATCTTGATCGCCAGGGATTCACTGGCGGGCGGCAACTCGGCGCGACCCGGGATGCGGGTCAACGGCACGAACTACCCCGGGGCCACCGCCGTTCTCACCGGCTCCTACGCGGCCTACGGGAAGGTGTGGGGCGTCTCGCCCGACACCGGGGTGGCCTGGACCCGGGCCGAATACAACGCCTCCGAGCTTATCAACGAATCGCTGTAGGCAGGCGGCATGGCTCGCCGCACGACCCAAGAACTCGCCGAGGTAGCGCTTCAGTCGGCCCTGCGCCGCACCACGCAAGAACTTGCCGAAGTGGCGCTTCAATCGACCCTGCGCCGCACCACCCAGGAACTCAGCGAGGTCGCGCTTCAATCGACGCTGCGCCGGACCACTCAGATTCTCTCCGAGGTGGCGATCCTGGTCGCCTCCCTGCCCCTTTCGGAGACCTTCACCGGCACCAACGGGGCAGCGTGGAATAACGACAACTGGGTCACCTCCGCAGCGAGCGGCGGCGGATCGGTCACCATCCAGACCAACCGGGGTCGGGAATCCGGTACTGCCGGGGTCGCCAACTCGGGGGGTCGGGCAGTATCCCGTAAAGGCGGTCGGGTCAACCAGGAGGTAACCGGCGACCTCCAATTGTGCGACACCACCGAGCCCTGTCGAATCGACCTCTGGCTCCGGGCTTCCGGGGATTGGACCGGGCTGGACACTCCCACCGACGGTTACGGAGTGCGGTTGCCCGCCGACTCCTCGACCGCCCAACTGATCAAATCGGTGGCAGGTGTCGAGACGGTCCTGGCCTCAGCCACCTGGCCACGCGATCTGGTCTTGAAGTCGTGGCGGTTCCAGACCTTGGGTGTGAATATCCGGTTTCGCATCTGGAACCAAGCCGACGCCGAACCAACCACCTGGCTATTCGACGTCCAGGATTCCAGCACCGGGGGGGTGGGCGTGTTCCAAGTCGCCTACGTCTGCCCGACCGCGCCCACTGGTGGAACCTGTGCCGATTATGACAACATCGGCGGGAACGACCTTTACGCTGCTCTCGGTTCCGCCTCACCACGAGGAACGGCCTCGGGCACCGTTGTTGTGCCATCTGTGCCTCCGCCCTCGGGTGGGACCGGCGAGTCCCGGCCCGCTCGGGCCGTCCGCCGACGGCGGCGCCGGGGCTGACCCTTTGCCGGGGACGTCCGGCATTACGCTTCGGCCCCGTGAGCGACTTCTCTGACTTTCTCGAGCTCGAGATTCTTGACCACATCCTCGGCACCACCGACTATCCGTTGCCGGTGCCCTTCTGGTCCCTCCACAACGGCCACCCGGCGGAGACCGGGGCCAACGAGCTGACCGGGGGTTCCTATGCCCGCCAAGCGATAGCCTTCGGGGCTGCCGCCGCCGGTGCTGCCGCCAATACCGCGGTCGAGGAGTGGGACCTCACCGGGGTCACCGGGTCGACCATCTTCTTCCTCGGGGAATGGGATGCCGTCAGCGGGGGCAACTTCATGTGGGCCGTACCCCTTGGTGGCACCCCGGCCACCTTTGTCGCCACCAACGCCGGCGACGTCTTCACTTCTTACGCCCACGGGTACTCGAACGACGACCGCGTCTATCTCAAGCGGGCTTCGGGTTCGGCCCTCCCGGCCGGACCATCCGAAGACACGCTCTACTTCGTGATCTCGGTGACGGCCGATACCTTCCAAATCTCCACAACCCAAGGTGGCGGCGCCGTGGTCCTTACCACCGATGGGGAGGGGATCGCGGTCCGGGTCGTCGGCAAGGCGTTTAACCCCGGCGACCTGTTCCGGGTGGGAATTGGCGACCTCGACGTAGCGATCGACTGATGGCCCGCGGCATCTATACCGTCACGTTCTCGCAGGTGTCCTTCACCACAGCAGGGACTACCTGGGATTTCTTCGAGTTTGATGCCGCAGCCGACAAGCCCATCGAGCTTATGAGCGTGTTCATCGGCAACAAGACCGAGGTCGGTGACGCAGCGGAGGAGATGGTTGCTTACGCCATCATCCGTGGGCACACGACGACCGGTAGCGGCGGTGCGGCCGTAACGCCGAGACCGCTCGATCCCTCCGATGGTGCTGCGTCCTTTGCTGCCGAGGCCGCCAATGACACGATCGCCTCGGCAGGTACTGCACTGTTCCTCCACGAAGATACCTTCAACGTCCGAACTGGGCTTCAACTGATTCTGCCTCCGGACATGCGGTCCATCACCCGCGGTGCCGACCTGTTGGTCGTGAGGATGCTGTCCACGTTGACAGATGATGTGACTTTCTCTGGAACCGCTTACGTTCGAGAGTTGTAGGCGGGGTGGCCGATGGCCTCCCCGGTGGTCGTCAGTCGCAGCACACCTTCGGCGGTAACCACCGCCGGAACCAGCCATACCGTCAACCTCCCCGGCTCGCTGGTAGCAGGGAACCGGCTCGAGATTCTCTTTGCGGTCATGGCCCCGACCGCCACCCCATCGGCGACCAACTGGACCCACGACACCGCCTTCGTCACCACCGTCGGAACTGCTCAGGCGGTCCATCGCCTGTTCAAGATATCGAACGGGGCGGAGGGTGCCACGGTCACGGTCACCACTACCGCCAGTACCAAGAGCGCCCACACCGCCTATCAGATATCGGGGGGTGGTGAGGGGTACGGAGGCACCGGAGCGACCGGCACCTCCGGACCCAACACGGCCAATCCGCCCTCGGTGTCAGTGGTGGGCGGTCCGAAAGATGTGTTGTCGATCGCGGTGATGGCGATCGAGGGGGAAGTATTCACCGGGACCGGGGCGCCTGCCTCCTACACGAACCTACTGACGGCCAACACCGGGACCGGCGGGGCGGTGACCGTCAACGGGATGATTCAGACCGCCGAGCGGGCCGAAACCGCGGTCTCGACGGTTGATCCGGCTGTGTTCTCGCACACCGCCAACGATGACTGGGTGGCCCAAACGCTGGTTATCCCCCAACAAGAGAGCATTGCTTTTCCTCGCAATGATCGAAAGACCGTCCCAATGAGGGTGCCCGAGGTGTCCTGGTGAGTTGGCAGGGCTATCGCCCGCCCATCCCCCGGAAACGGTGGATCGGCACGGCCTTCGTCCAGCCGGTCGTCACCGGCGACGCTCTTGGCTTTGCTTCGCCGCAGGGGATCGCCGCCGGTGCCGTCGTGCGTTTGGCGTCGGCCCTGGGAACCGGGTCGCCGCAGGGGCTGGCGACCGGCGCCGTCATTCGGCTGGGTTCGGGTCTCGGCGCGGCCTCGCCGCAGGGGATCGCCACCGGCACAGTCGTCCATACGAGCATCGTCCTCGGTTCGGCTTCCCCCTCCGGCGTCGGGGCTGCCATCGTTGTCCATTCGGCAACGGCCTCGGGTACGGCCTCGCCACAGGGAGTATCGGGGGGCGGCTTCATCCTCACCGCCTCGGCCCTCGGCTCGGCTTCGGCGAGCGGAGCGGCGAGCGGCGTCCGGGTCCTGGTTGCGGTCGCTCTCGGCACGGCCTCCCCCCAAGCAATCGGTTCGGCCGTGGTCGTCCTGGTCAGTTCGGCCCTTGGCGGCGCCTCTCCATTCGGGGCTGCCGCAGCCGTGGTCGTCCATACCGGGTCGGCCCTCGGCACCCTGTCTCCCTTCGCCGCCGGCTCGGGTGTCGTAGTCCACTCTGGCACCGCCGACGGGCGCGCCTCCTTGATCGGGGTCGGTCTTGCCATCGTCGTCCATCCGGCCTCCGCCGACGGTCGGGCCTCCCCCTTCGGAACGGCGACCGGAGTCATCGTCGGGGTGGTGGTCCATCTCGGCTCGGGTCTCGGCACCGCCTCGGCCTTCGGGTCGGCCGTCGGGTTGGCCATCCCGGCTGCGCCGCAGCTGCTGCTGCTGACCGTGACGCTGGGCGGGGCGACCCTGAACGCAGACCTCGTCGGGGCGACCCTGAACGCAGACCTCGTCTCCCCGACCCTGGCGGTTACCCTCCGGCCCTAGATGGCCAACACCTACGCCTTCGGCCAGACGGTCATCCCGCGGCTGCGGTTCAGGGACCGCAACGAAGCGCTGGTGGACGTGACCGGCATCACCGTTGACATCGCCCCCCCGGTGTCCCCCCCCTACACCTACACCACGCCGTTCGACCACCCCAGCACCGGCATCTACGAGTTTCCCATCGACGGGAATGAGGCGGGCATCTGGCGGGGCGAGGCCTGCGGGGTAGTGGCCGGCGACGGCACGGCCTGCGACAAGTTCGTGTTCTGCGTCGAGTCCGAGTTCGTGGTGGTGGAGTCCTGATGCTCTGCGTCCCCTGGACCACCTACCAGGAGCTGGCGAACTGCGGGTGCGGGGCGGAGGAGTTGGACGTCGACAGGGTCGAGGAGCTGATAGACGCCGCCTCCGAGGCGCTGCACCTGCTGTCTAACTCCCAGTTCACCGGCCCCTGCACCACCGTCTACCGGCCCTGCCACTCGGCCTCCTCGTCGGCCTTGGACTGGTGGGGCAGCCCCACCGTGCCGGTGCGCCAGGACGGCGCCTGGCTGAACCTGGGGCCCTGCGGGTGCGGGGCCTGGGGCCCGGCCGGCTGCACCTGCGGCTGCGCCGCCCTCCACCTGCCGGTCGATTACCCCGTCGGCGTGGTGGTGCGCGAGGACGGGGTCGTTTTGGCCGCCAGCGCCTATCGGCTGGCCGGCCGGGAGCTGCACCGGGTCACGGGCGCCTGGCGGTGCTGCCAGGACCTGTCGCTGTCCGACACCGAGGTGGGGACTTGGTCGGTGACTATCACCCACGGCCTGGACCCCCCGGCGCTAGGCCGGCTGGCGGCCCGGGACCTGGCCGCCGAGCTGGTGAGGGCCTGCCGGGGAGTGGAATGCCGGCTGCCGGCGCGCACCACCGCGGTGGTGCGCCAGGGGATCAGCTATGAGTTGGACCCGGCCGGGCTGGCGGAGGGGGCGGTGGGAATCTACTCCGTGGACCTATTCCTGGCCGCCGTCAACCCCGAAGGTCGTCGGGCCGGCCGGTCCAGCTTCGCCTCGCCGTCGCTGCCCGAAACCTGGGGGTAGGGCTGACCCTTGACGGCGGGGTCCCCGTCGTATAGTGGCCCGGCCCGATCCTTAGGAGTCGTGAATGCCACCGCAGGCCGGACCGTTCGTAGTCAAGGGGCTGCTCGCCGTCCGGGCCAGCCTGCTGGCCGAGGACGGGACGCCGCTCTGCGCCCTCGACGACGGGTCCGCCTGGACCCCCTGCCCGATCTCCCTCGCCACCGCCCGCCAGGCGACCGCCGACAGCACCACCGAGCTGAAGTGCGGCGACGGCACGGTGGCCGACCAGGAGACGATTCAGGGCGTGGTGACCGGCGACCAGATCACCCTGGTGATCGCCAAGCAGGACTTCGAGACGATCAGCCTCCTAACCGGGTCCGACCCTATCTTTGACCCCCTCGACCCCACCCGGGTCATCGGCTTCCAGGACCCCCAGGTTGACGAGCAGGCGCCGCCGGTGGAGTTCAACGCCTGGGCGCGCAACCGGTCCAACAATGCCCCGGCCGGTTCGCCCTATCAGTACCTGCGCCTCACCTGGCCGTTCGCGAAGTTCCGACTCGGCGACGACTCGGTGGGCGCCGACTACCTGCAGCAGACGCTGATCGGGCTCGCCACCCCCAACAACAACATCGGGGGCGGCGTTTGGGACGACTTCCCCGTGAACGCCAACGGCCGCTATCGGTTGCGCTGGGCGACCTCCTTCGTGCCCCTGGCGAGCGCCACGCCCTACAGCCTGTCGCCGTCCGGCGGCTACCTGGACACGCCGGCCTGCCTGTCGTAGCGCCGTGGGCGTCCTGGCCGATGCCCTGGAGCGGCGGCTGCGCCTGGCGACCCCCCGCCTGCAGGGTCGGGTGCTGGTCGAGCTGCGGCGGGCTGCCCCGAAAAAAACCCGCCAGCTGCAGGACTCGATCCGCGTCAGGGCCCGCTACGCCGCCGGCCTGTTGACCGTGACGGCGGAGGCCCCGGTGGTGCAGGCGGCCACGACCGAGCGCGGGGCCCGGGCCCACGTCATCACCACCAGGCCGCCCAACCGTAAAGCCCGCAGCGGTCGGGGCCGGGGGGCGCTGCGATTCAAGGTCGGCGGCAAGACCCTATATCGGCGCCGGGTGAACCACCCGGGCAACCGACCCAAACCCTGGTTCTTCCCCACCCTTCGCCGGTGGGGGTCATTCCTGTCGGACGAGTTAGCCCGGTAGGGTGTTGCCATGCCCTGGCAGGACTTCGGGACCGGGCTGGTGACGGCGGTCTCCGACGCCGTGGCCGCCTCAGGCCTCACGGTGCTGCTGGGGGCGTTGACCGCCGGCGAGGTGGCGCTGGAATGCACGAACCGCTCAGACGAGGCCCTGGTGGCCGCCTGGCTGTCGGAGGTGACGCCGGAGGCGGTGACGGTGAAGGGCGCCCACACGCCCCTGCCCACCTGGACCCTGCGGGTGGCGCGGTGCGTGGTCGACCCGGTGGGGAGCGCGGCGGGGTGGCACGACCTGGTGGAGACGGCATGGTGCGCCGCCACCGCCTACCTGGCCGCCTGTGACCCCCCGGCCACGATGGGGGCCCTGACGGTCGCCGCGCCGTCGGGCGGGGTGGTCTACGCTGATCTGACCGTCACGGTTGAGGACGGCTGCCTGGAGGAGGTCTGAGGGTGGATGAGAACGAGCGCCCCGAACCGATCACGTTTTGGCCCGACGGTGGGGTGACCCTGCGGTTGCGGACCCGGACGGTGGAGGTGCCGGCCCCCACCCTGGCCCACCTGGAGGCCATATTCGCCTACGAGGACCGGGTGGTGCAGCGGCTGACCGCCACGCCCAACGGATCGAAGGGCAAGGGGAAGGTCAAGCCCGAGACGGTGCAGCTGCCCTGGACCTTCTTCGCCGAGAAGTTCGCCGAGGTCCTACGCATCGCGCTGGACGAGCCCGAGGGGGAGGGATCGGTGACGCCGCAGGAGCTGCCGGCCTGGGCGGTCAAGAAGCCGGCATACGACCGGCTCATCGACCACTGGCTGACCGTCCCTTTCGACTATACGCCCCTCGAGGCGACGATCCCGACGACGTGACCCCGCCCCGCCCCTGGCGGTCGGCGGTGGGCGACATCTACCGGGCCCTGTACCCGCTGTCCCCGGTGGAGGTGGACCGGCTGCGCCCCTGGCAGATAGGCGAGCTGCTGGTCCGGCCCGAGCAGCGGGATTACGAGGAGGTGCTGGAGAACGAGGCGCGGCCGCAGCCCACCCCCGAGCAGATGGAGGAGCGGGTGGCCCGGTACCACGCCAGGAGGGCGGAGCGGGATGACCCGAGTTGACGACCGGCCTGAGGCGTGACACCCTGGCTCATCGTCGGTTAGCCCTTCTCGATCATTCCTGACACCTAGCATCGGGCCGTGCCCGAGGGCCTGCGCGCCGAGCTGATCCTGGACGCCCGCCGGGCGTTGGCGACGGCTGATGACGTGGAGCGACGGCTGCAGGCCGCCGTCTCCGACCTGCGGGTCAGTCTGGACGCCACCACCCTGTCCTCGGCGCAGCGGCAGCTGGCCGGCATCGAGGTGGGGGTGGTGGTGGACCGCGACGACGTGGCCCGGGTTCGCAACACCCTCGATCAGCTGGTGCTGGACGTCGACGTGGACGAGGCCGGGGTGCGCCGGCTGTCGAGCGAGATTTCGGAGGCCGCCCGGTCGGCGGACACGCTCGAGGACCAGCTGGCGGGGGCCAACCGCGAACTGCGGGAGGGCGCCACCCGGGCGGGGCGCCTGGACGAGCAGCTGGACCAGGCGGCCGCCGCCGCCGGGCTCACGGCCGCCTCGGTGGCCGGCATCTCGGCCGCCGGAGCATCGGGCGCCGCCGGGCTGGCCGGGGTGACCGCCCAGACCGGGGGCCTGGTGGCCAACCTGGCCCTCCTCAAGGGCGCCTCACAACAGGGGCTGGGCGCCGTGGTGCAACAGGGCTCATTGTCGGCCATCGAGCTGGAGAAGACGGCTCTAGCCGCCACCGTGGCCGGGCTGTCCCTCGGCTCCATACGCCTGGACCCCGGGGCGGTGAGCCGGGTGGGCGAATTGACGGACGACGTGGCCCGCCTGCGGGCCACCGCCATTACCGCTCCCAACCTGGAGCGCCAATTGGGCATCAACGCCGCCGCCGCTGCTGCCCCAGCCGCCGCCTCCGGGTTGAAGGGGATCGGGGTGGGGCTGGCCGCGGTGGGGGCGGGCTTTGCCATATCGGCCGTCCGCAACCAGCTGCAGCTGGCGGTGGGGGCCGCCTCCGACCTGGCCGAGTCGACGTCGAAGTCGCAGGTGGTGTTCGGCCGCAACCTCCAACTGGTGCGCCAGGGGTTGGGTGACACGACCCGGACCGTGCTGCTGTCCGAGCAGGCGGCGCTGGAGGCGACCGCCACGTTCGGCAACCTGTTTTCCGCCTTGGGGTTGGGCCAGGCCGAGGCCGCCAACCTGTCCCCGGCGGTGGTGCAGCTGGCTGCCGATCTGGCGTCCTTCAACAACCTGCGGGTGGAGGACACGCTGGTCGCCATCCGCGCCGGCCTGGTGGGCGAGGTGGAGCCGCTGCGCAGGTTGGGCGTGGCGATCAACGCCGCCAACGTGGAGCAGCGGGCCTACGAGCTGGGGCTGGGCCGGGTGGGAGAGGAGCTGTCGGAGGGCGCCAAGGTGCAGGCCCGTTGGAACCTGATCCTGGAGCAGACGGGCGCCGCCCAGGGGGACGTGGCACGCACCGCCGAGGGCTATGCCAACACCCAACGCCGGGTCAACGCCGAGATCGAGGACTTTCGAGCCCGGTTCGGCGAGGCCATCCTGCCCGCCTTTCAGGAACTGCTGGCGGTGGCGCCACAGGTGGTGGACCAGCTGGAGCAGCTGGTGCCCTCCCTGGTCGCCATCATCGACGTGGGAGCCAAGCTGGTGCCGGTGTTCGTGGAGGGGTTCAAGGCGATCGTGGAACCGCTGGAGGAGGTTGACAGATTCTTCGGGAGCGTCGGAGCGGCGGTGCGGTCGGCCTTCGGGGACCAGGCCCAGGGCCGCATCCTCGCCTTCAACAACGCCCTGGACCGCCTGGACGACGCCTTGGAGGCCGGAGAGGACCCGGCCGAGTCGCTGGGCGCCTCGCTGGGCAGCCTGGCCGACAAGGGCCTCCTGACCGCCGACGCGCTGGTGCGCCTCGGGTCCCGGGCCGGGTTCAGCAAGGACGAACTGTTGGACTTCGGGCGCGAGGTGGCGGCGTCTGGACAGGCGATGGGGCTGACGGAGGGCCAGGTCAGGGCCATCGCCGATGCCGTCTCGGTGCTGACCGGGCAGCTGGGGCCTGACATAGAGGCGGTGCGCCAGCAACGAATCGAGTTTGAGCTGCTGGGGAAGGTGCGGACGCCGCAGGTGTTCGTGGACCTGCCAGCCCTGCTGGAGGCGGTCCGGGTCAAGCAGGCGGAGTTCGTCGAGCGGTTCCGGGAGGGCATCGACGTGCTGGCGGAGGCGCCGGAGGTCTTGGACGTCTCGGCCAAGCAGATCGTGGCGAACCTCACCGAGCAGGTGAACGCCGCCGCCGAGTTTCAGGCCAACCTGGTGCGCCTGGTGGCGGCCGGCCAGGACGACCTGGCCCGGGAGCTGAGGGAGAAGGGGCCCGGCGTGGCGGGGGCCCTGGTGGAGTTCCTAGAGGACCCGACGCTGGCGGCGGAGGCCGAGCGATTGGCCGAGGGGCGGGGGACCGCCATCAGCCGGGGCATCGCCACCGGACTGTCCAAGGAGCTGGTCAACCTCCCGGAGTCGGCGAAGGCCGGCCTGGACGCCCTGAGCCAATTCCTCTCCGATCCGGCGGTGTTCAGCGCCGTCGAAACGGCGGTGCGGGGCGGAGCGATCTCGGTGGGCGTCGGCTTCCGGGACCAGTTGGACGCCGAGTTTGGCCTGTTGACCCAGGGCTCCCCGGTGCTGCGCGCCCAGGTGGTGGCCCTGATCAGGGGGGCCGACCTGCCTCAGGCCGTCAAGGACTCGGTGCTGGCCGCCTTCGCCGCCACGGATGTGTTGGACATCGTCGAGGAGGCCGGGGAGACGCTGGCGTCTCGCTATATCAAGGGTCTGAAGGGACCGGGCGGCCTGGCGGTGTCCTCGCCCTCCAAGGTCATGATCGCCCTGGCTAAGCAGGTGGCGAAGGACTTCGCCGGCGAGTTCGAGAAGTCCTTCGCCCTGGACGTGCCCGATTCCGCCACGGCCGGCATCGCCTCCGACCTCACCTCTGGTTCGGCCCGGTTCCGACTGCGCCAGGCGGGCGGCACGCTGGCGAACGCCGTGCTGGAGGGCATACGGTCGGCGCTGGACCAGGCGGCGCTGCAGCCGGAGGTGGAGGAGCTGGCGTCATCGTTCACCACCGCCGGGCCGGCCTTCGCCCAGGCCCTGGGGAGCGCCCTAGATTCCGCCGACCTGTCGAACGTGATCGTGGACTCGGTGCGCGACGCCTTCGGCGGGCTGACCGTGACGGCGGTGGCCGAGGACGCCGGGACCTCGGTGGCCCAGGCGTTCTTGAAGGGAATCAGGGGACCCGGGGGTCTGCAGATATCCTCGCCCTCCAAGGTGATGATCGAAATAGCCCGCCAGGCGGTCTCGGACTTCCGGGCCGCCGCCCAGCTCGAGCTGTCGTCGGGTCTCGCCGTTTCCCTGCCCGTGTCGGGGGGCCTGCGGGGCGTCACCCCGGCCGCCGCGGTCGGCGGCCCGGTGGTGAACCTGACCGTCATCGGCTCCGGCGACCTGACCCGTGGCGCGGCCCGCGGGGCGGCCATAGCCGGCCAGCTGGTGTCGCTGATGCGGGTGGTGCGACGGTGAGCGGCTGCTCGCGCCTGCGCCTGGCGACCGAGACGCTGGACGGCGTCTACCACCTCCACCCGTACAGCTGGGACGGCCTGTGGGGGTTCCCCGGCCGCCGGGGCGTCAACGTCCCGGTCATCGGGCGGCCGGGCTCCTACCGGGTGGAGGGCAAGGAGACGGAGGAGCGGATCGCCACCCTGGGCATTCAGATACGCCGGCGCAGCTCGACGGGCACCATCACCCTGCCGGGGGGGGCGTGCGAGCATTTGGAGGCCAACCAGGACCTGATACTGGGGCTGATGGGGTCCGAGGACCTGCAGACGCTGGAGTGGGATGGCTGCGACGGGGTGATGCGGTACCTGGAGGCGGAGTTCGTGGAACCGGCGCCCATAGCCCACGTGGGGTTGGAGCGCCAGCTGCCGGTAGTGCTGCGAGCGCCCTACCCCTATTGGCGGGAGGCCGACGTGTCAACCCCGATCACCGGGGGGCCGGTCAACCTGAACCCGGGCGGCAACGCCCCGGTGGAGGACTGTCTGCTGTCCTTCCCGGCGGCGGGGCGCATCACCAACGCGCTGGGGCCTGAGCACGTGGAGGTAAACCCGGCCCTGGGGGACAGCACCACCGTCACCGTGGATTGCCTGACCGGGTCGGCCGTCCAGAGCGGGGTGGAGGCGGCCAAGACGATCGTCTCGATCGGGTCCGACCGGCTGTTCCGCCTGAAACCGGCGGTCAACAATCCGTTGACGGTGACGGCCGGCACCGTGACCGTGACCCACCGGCCCACCTGGTGGTGATGCGCGGTATTCCGCGCAGGGTTGGCGGCTGATGGGCTGGCGCGTCGAGGTCTGGACCCACCCCTCCACCGGCACCTTCGAGAGGCGGATCGCCAAGTTGCCGGTGATCGAACAGTCGATCACCTACCGGCGCACGGCCGGGCCGGGCGAGGTCCGCCTGACCATCCCGCCTCGCTACCCCCAGGTGGGCCAGCTGCTGCGCCGGGACCCGA